CGTGTAATACTTTCAGCAGCGGACAACTGTTCATTATATCTTGTCTGTGCTATTTGTACAGCCGGAAGGGCAGAGGAACATTGTTTGATTGCTCTATTATACGTTTCCTGGGAAATCATCCCGTTTTTAAGAAGAGCATCAAGTTTGGAAACCTCTTTAGAATATCTTTCCTCAGGAGAAATTACAGAGCGTGTAATACTTTCAGCAGCGGACAACTGTTCATTATATCTTGTCTGTGCTATTTGTACAGCCGGAAGGGTTTTTGAAAGATCATTAGTTACTTTCCGGTATGTTTCCTGGGAAATCTTTCCTTCTTTATGCAGAGTTTTTAGTTTATCAATACCTTGACTGTATCGCTCAATGGGAGAAATTATAGCAGTAGATGCTTTTTTGGTGTTATCAAGTTCTTTCGCATATTGCTCAATTGGGGATATAATTGATTTGGTAATACGAGCAGCTTCCGACATTGCCTTGTTTTGAGCAGAAGCCGCATTTTTTGTAGTTTTTTCTATTTCTCTTACTGTTTTTTCAGTAGCGGAGATAGCTTCGTCGAGTACCTTGCGATAATCACTTCCATCTCCAACAAGGCGTACAACAAGGCGTTCAAGTTCAGTACCAGTTGTCATTTTACGCACTTCTTTACAGGTTTAGTGCGAAAAGGAAGATTCGCAATGGCAGTCCATTGCGCTTTGCTATTCTCTATTTCCTGTAAACGCTCCTCTTCAGTTAATTCTTTCCTGTTTTCAGCGCGCTGAAATTTCAGTAAAAACTGATCGGTGTGTATGGATTTAGGATTCTTTACAACAGTCCTGCGCACCTCAGCTGCTATTTGAGCAAGATAATAATCCTCTTTTCGGGGCGTATTGGCCTCAATATCAAAATAATACTGCCACTCCACAAATTCTGCAGAGGTCGTTTCACACATGCACCGTTGTAAACTTATACCAAGACGAGTGGCGAGTTTATACCATAATAACCGCTCGCCCCTTACACGTTTTTTATTTCATCTTTTTTGCCCCCCTCACCAAGGGCGGAAAATTCTACTGCAAGATCATGAAGCTTTTTAATAACCCTCGCAGGCCATTTCTGTATTGTTTCAACAGGAACATTCTTCCCTGTTTCAACTACTCTCAAAGAGAGGGAAACAAGAAAAGCCTGCATGCCACTAAAATTTTTTACAACAGTAGATTTCTTATCAGTTCCAACATGCATACGATTTCCGATATCATTCAAATATGAATCGCGTTCCATACCATCAAGCTCGGAAAGGACATATTGCACGTCATCAATCATAATTTCCTGTTCTTGTTTTTTTAATCTAAAAACAAGGGCTTCTTGTGTATTCATTATTCAATCTCCTTTGTAAAATTAACAACTACACAATCTAACCTTAACTCGCATCTCGTTAAGAAGAAGCTGCGGTATACACCGGTGCAGTTTCCACACCACTTTCATCCTGATTACTTGGAATAATATCCACTGTGGCCGTGGGTTGTGTCCCTTCTGTGCATTCACCGGGAGTAAATGAGTTCAACCATCCATAAAAAGCAAGTGTTGCTCCATCCGGAAACGTTACAGTAATCAAATTATTGACATTAATAAGTGAAAGAATACTATCATAAACACCAGGATCATACGCTGCCGTCATTGACATATTACTCATCGTAATAAGTGGTTTTGGATTACGTGTACGATACGTTTCATTCAACATTGTAGTAGTATCAACTTCACCGCCACCATCCATTCCCGGAGGTGTTACAGTTTTTTGATAAAACTGTACACTAGGAGCGGACGCAAAACTAACCAGAGTTTGATAACCATCATCAATCCTTGCCATAATAAAACCTCCTTATATGTAAGTTATAGTACCATTCAATGTAAAATGATATCGCCGTTTTTTATCATTGTTCTGCCCAAGCGGAATAATTGTTCCTGTCTGGGTTATCGCTTGTATAATATATGTGTCGCTTTCAATATCTACATCATCCCGCAAAACACCATCAAAATACGCTGCTATTTCCTGTATTTTATTCATGCCGTCCTGATAATCCATCGATCGTACCCGTACCTGCCAACCTGGTTTACCCATACTTTGCCCAGTAGTTTGTATACGTCCCTCCCGAACCCCAGCAGTAGTGTATACACAAATAACTGAATCAGGCGTATCCGGTAAATGAGCAACAAACACAGGCCATATCCCGGAGGGATACGTAGAATATAATACCCCAAGACCACCAGCAATAATAAGAGCCCTGATTATTTCAGCAGCGCTACTCATTATTTCATAGCCTCCTGCACTATTTTTCTCATTTCATTGCGTTTCTCACGTAAAGGCTGTTCGAGGTATTTCGCTTGCTTTCCAGATTTATGTCCTGCCTCAAGATTCTCGTGAACGTAAATAGCATAATCAGTTCCATAGCTCACTACAACCTCAGTGTCCAACCCGGATTCCTCTGCACGAGTATTGGCGGAGTTCTTCAAAACACCAAACTCAACCGGGACTATTTTTTGACTTTCCCTTTGCAAAAAAAGCCCTGCACGTATAAGTCCTTTTCTCAGTTTTTTTGCCGGTACTTCTTTATAATCTGCAAATGCTTTTCTTATTTCTGATAATCCTTGCACACTCATAATCAATTCGCTCTCAAATATGCAGTACGTAAAAACTCAGTTGTTTTCAAATTGGGCATCTTATCAAACCGCCGGATTTCGGCAGCACCAATATTGTTTGAAGGGATACTTTCATCAGCCAAGTCCACCCGATCCCCAAGCCACAAGAATCCTCCAACAACCATCTCGTCACCATCGGATAACGCCGGGCAATAAACAACAGAACTCGAAATCACCATCGTACCATCCATGTCAACAAATTCATCGTTCCGGTCTTCCCACCGCACACAATTGTTCGTCCCTTCTGATTTTGTCAATTCAACCAATGTACCATATGTCCGCTGCCCAAAATCATCAAAACCAGAAGGGGGCCAATAAACCGCGTTCTGTCGCCGCATCCGTACAATAAGACTCATAATGATACCATTTCATATAGAACGCACACATGTACACGCAGAAGAACCAAGCCAGGTAATCCCCACAATTGGCTTTCCGGCCTTCGTGTCTTCATTGAGTTTTGTCAGTCCTCCATTAGTATCCAATCGCATAGCTGTTTGTCCATAATGACTAGTGTCAAAACCAAGATCAACTCTTGATTGGTAAGAACCACTCACAGATCCCGCCTTTTCAGATATCATACGTGGGTCTCGATTGGTGTACAAATGAGCAGATAACCATCGCTCAATCAATTCAAGCCGTTCATCAGTATAAGGAGTTTCCGGTCCGGCATCACCAGTACAACATTCATCAACTAATGAGGACGCAACAGTAATGAACGGGAGCATCGCAGCATCATCAGGAATTATTGTGGAATCAAGCTCAATAATCCCTCCAATCAATTCTCTCGTAGTCCTGATCGCCATCAAAAATCCTTACGCCACACATTCCTGAACAAATGCAACAACCTCACTTCTCTTGAGCGGTTTATCATTTGCCGGTTCTTCATCTCCATCAAATACCCAGCATCCATTAGCTTTATCTCTTTTCACAATAAACCCGTCTGGAAGAGAAAAATTGGCTGTCACATCAATCATAGAACCCGTTTTTTCTTCTTTCTTCTTTTGCTGTTTCTGTTTCTCTTTTGTACCATCAGGCTTCATGATTTTTTGTTTTTCCGGATTGGATTTCATATTTGAAACAAACACTTCCTTGAATTTTGACGGAAATTTAATAGCCAGATTCTCTTCCGTATTTACCGTTTTTCCATATGCAATCACAGTACCATCAACCATCCTGTGCTTTCCACCATTATTGACATACGTTTTCAAATTAGTCTCCTTTTACTTTAAAAGCAGCATGCCTGATAAAAAGGGCCATATATACCAAACACACTGCCTGCGGGATTATGAAGAAATATTACCATAAACAATACCGGTCTGATTTGTAAAATCCATCCTGAGCTGCGGGACAATAATAGCCATGACCTTGAAATTCAACTGCATCCCACCATGGCTCTCCCATTGAACAGTTGTAATATCCATACCAACAACAACCCGTACAACATCAGATGTCATCTGAACAAGCAACATAGTAGTTCCGGAAAGATAGTCCGCCTGCCGCACATCCTGAAGGCCATCAATTTTTTTAAGTCTTTCGTGAAGAGTAATATCTCCCTTCAATGTGCTACAATCCTCACCCATCACGGTTCCCCATGCCGGACTATAATACAACATCCACGGACCATAATAACCATTATCCATACTTGACTGTCTCATAGCAAGAACTTCACTGACAGTCGTTGAATGAACGTAATCAGAATCCGTAGGATCAGTAAGGTCCTGAGTAAGAGCATATGTAAAATTCTTCAACCCGAAAATAGTTCCTCCTCCATATGCATACGAATCCGACTCACCAAGTGTAAGTTTTTCAACCTCTTCCGCAACTTTACGACCGGCAGCTTCTGCCATTGTAGTATCAAGGGGTGAACCACCATTACGGGAAGCGGCCACCTGGCGGGCACTAAATTGAAAATCCTTATGAATAATAGGTAAAGGTAGATTTCTAAGATCGAAAGTCGGACGGTCTGCATCAGATTGACGAATGCCGTCCATCGAAATTGATGCATCACTAATATCCGACATTGCTTCATACTGCAATACCGTTTTGCTTAAACCATTTGGAATTACATATTCAAGTCCGGCAGCACGCAAATCAGCAACAACTCGAAGACGCGGACGTGCAGCTTTAATAATTGCAGTATCAAATTGTATCCATTCATCTTTACGCAAAGTCGCTGTAGTATTCGTTGCAATAGTGCCATACACCGGTTTTCCGTCTTTCATTTTTCCAGAATTGACAGTAATATAACTTCGCCCATCATTACCAATAAACGGACGAAGTGCATGAGGATCGAAATCATGGGCCATCAATGTATTGGCAACATTTCCGTGGCCCTGTCCATTCAAAATAAAATTGAGATCCATATAAACTCCTTTTTAAAAATAAAGAGCCACGGGGCTCCTGTTGATTATGGATTGAGAACACGACATTTAATAAGGGTTGCAGAAGCAAGCACTCCACCACTATCTTCCAGCGCTTCCAGCTGAACAACAGACACAGATGAATCCGGGGTCACTTCAATAAATTTGCCGCTTCCCCCTCCTTCAACAACAAGATTGTCTCCAATATCAATATCCTCACCAACTTTGACAAGGACCTGAATATGATCACCAGGAAGGGGGGAATAGAAAAATAAAATATCCCCGTCAGAATATGCGTCATCAACAGTATTCCCCTGTAAAGCATCCTCTATAGCAATTTTCAAACCCTTTCCCACTGTGTCAGGATCAAACGTTTCAGGATCATAACATCCGTCTGCAGCAAGACGTACAGCCTCTCCTGGATAAATGGTAGCATCAGCTTCACCTTCATCATAATGCCCCAACCCTTTGAGAACAATAGTGTTACTTGACATAATAAAGACTCCTCTCTTTTTTCAACAGATAGTTATTAGGAAGCGAAATTCATTACCGGAATATCAAGTGCCTCCTCAACAACCTCAGAATTATTCGCCAGAGAGGTTGCCGGAATCGATGCTCCAAAAAACATCGGAACCACTGCATCAGATGAATCTGCCTTTCCTTCCCCATTGCATGCGAGAGCTACAATTCCCTGCAATTCACCAATGCCTTTAGTAAACAGAAATTCTTTCGTGAATTTATTGGTTTTATTCGCAATAATCTTTTCAACAAGACCCTGTTTAGTAGCTTCATATGTCGCAAGGCTATTTGTCAGCACGTCGCGAAACTCAGCTGGGGCCGAATTTACATATTGTTCCATGGTAATTGATACGGAATCAACTGGAGCCTGTGCAATAGAAGGCTTCTCATCATTGGCAATCGGAACCATTTTTTCAAGAACGCCTTCATCCATCGCCATCAAAGCATCTTTATCGTCCACTGTCCATTTAGTAGACTCGTTGACAATAAGATCATTAACAAATTTCTCTTTATCCATTTTTACACTCCTTTTGTTTTGTAAAACAGGGACTTTCCCTCCGGGGGCATGAGCAGCAGAATTACCAATAAAATCACCAGCCGGAGTACGATATTCAGTTATACGGACCACTTCAACAGGTTCACCGGAAATCGTTACTCCAGTATCACTTGTAGAGAAAGCCATTTTATATAATTTTTTATCATCTTCTTTATTATAGATAAAGAAATCATCATATACATCTTCGATCCAGATCATATGATCTTTATCATTGAGCAACTCACGTATTGCTCTGGAAAGCGCAGAATGTATATTGCTATGACTCATGGCATTCCCGACCATACGACGAAGAACATCCATTTCACGGGCAAGTAATCGGGTGACATTAATGCCCTTCGACTGTGCATCCTCATTAAGCTGAAGAAGCCCTGCACCATCTGCAATACTACAAGCCCCAATTTTATCTGGAAGCAAGGCAAGATGATCTGGTTGATGGTTCACCGCCTCTGCATTATAAACCGCACCGTTCCATTCCCCAGGTTCTCCGGAATTATCAATAAACAATCCAGTAGAAACCTCCATCAATTTATTTTCTTCCAATGCAGCAATAACCCGATCATCCACAATGGTCGCAAGATTCTCATCAATCCACGCCTCAGCACGTAATTTCCCATCCCAGCGAGTATTCATGATCATACCAACTTGTTGCTTTTCAAGAATATCCTGATCACATGCACTCACACCCTTACCATTAATTTCCGGATGATACACAACAATAGGTTTCATATTCCAGGCAACCACAGCTCTTTTGCATTCTGCTTCTTTATAAAGCAATGGCCCGTTACTACCATTATGCACGCCCTCCGTAAGCATGACCATAGGCGCAACAACATATTTACGCCCCTGCAAAGTTTCGTTACGAATTGCCGAATTTGTCAAATTAAATGTTAATGTAGTAAACATAAAAACCCTTTATGATGCTTCGTTTTCTTTTCGCTTTTTATCCCACCCAGATATAAATGATTTTGACGTGTCCTCAGAAACGTCTTGAAAAGATGGTGTCTTATCATTATTTGGAACAAGAGATTTTTCCTCGATACTGGACTCATCTATAATAATAGGTTTCTCAATTGGTTCTTTCAACACAGAATCTGCAGAAATGGACTCTTTCCCATTTTGTTCTGCAGATAATCCCTGCCGCATAGCCATAAAACCCCTTTTCTTTTTATAAAACCGTTTATCCCGGAACACGTTTTCAGCCATAACAGCCATCCTTCAACTATATGTTTTAAATTAAATATATAGTCATACACACTAATATCATGAAAATAAATAACAATAATATTATATTATCATAAAGTGGGATTTAATAATTCAACAGCACAAAAGAAAGGGCAAGTAAAATGATTGATGTAAAAGAATTAAAAAAGAGAATACAAATGGCAGGATACACACAAAAAGAAATGTACAAAAAAATAGGCATCCCATATAGTACAGGATGTTCCTATCTAAATGAAATTAACCCAATTCCAGATCATTTTATAGACAAGCTTGAGGCGGTTTTAAAAGAAAAACAAAACTCTCAAACTCGAGAACCTTGATTTTATTAATCTTAGAGTTGTGCAAAATAAACTGAGTCAGAATAGATTTTATAGCTATCGTAGAAGAGTTAATACATCATCGAGAAGTTTTTCTGCTTCGGTATAATTTTGTTTATTCGTAGGAATTCATTGGCAGGCAGGATTGTATCTATCAGTATTATGTTTGCTGAAATTACCCCTGACAGATCTGCTCTTGTCAGGTCTGCTCTTGTCAGGTCTGCTCTTGTCAGATTTGCCTCTGTCAGAAACTGGAATCTTGAATGTGTCAGGGTAACCCGTTAAGCGGGGGTTATGATGCACAACACCTGATTATTTCTTTCATTTCTCCTCCAAAATTCGCATTATCTGATTTAATTTATCAAGATGCATATTGGATAGATTAATAGATCTTATTTTTTTCAGGAGAAAATTTTTTCTCCACTCATTACGTATTTCCGGCGTGATCGGTTCTATATTTTTGTTGTTCTGTCTGGAATACCCTTCACTATTGAAAAGAAGCCCCCCACACCGAATTTTACCAGTTGGGGTTATTTTATCAACGGTTAGTTTCGTGTACCCTCTCCAGCATCCCCAATAAACTGCCACTTCATCTCCCGCTTTCAGGGATTTCAACCATTGGAATCTTTCCGTATCGTTCATTTACCCTCCCCCCCCCTGTTTACATAATTCTTTATAAATAACGATAACTCCCTCATTATTCTTCAATAAAACCTGCAATCTTTTTTTACTGTTTGGTTATTCTCTATCCTTTTAATGTCTTTTACCTCTACGAAGCGGTTTGCAAAATATACATCAATTTTCCTTGCCAGTTCGTAAGTATTCCGATATTTTGACGTGTTTAGTTTTTTATTTGGAATTTCATTTAATGCTCTTAATGCATCATCGAGAAGTCTTTCCGCTTCGGTATAATTTTGTTTATTCATGAGAATTCCTTATAAATTTTTAAATCTACTCCTTGTTTACGACTGTAGTTTTTTTTTCATTTAATTATTCCCCATCCTTTTAATATCTTTTATCCCTATCCTTTTAAAATCTTTTATCTCTGCGAAGTGATTTGCAAAAGCAATTGGATTTTTAACAAATTCAAACAAAGCATCATGATCCATGTTTACCATAGCATGATATGCTAACTGTTCAAACTGACTTCTACCCATTATAACATTGGTAGTTTCTTCCCATAAAGGCCAATTGATATAATCTATATTTGCTCTTATCAGGTTTGCATCTGCCAGAATAGCCTTCGTCAGATTCGTCCATTTCAGGTTTGCACTTGTCAGGTTTGCACTTGTCAGGTTTGCACTTGTCAGGTTTGTCTCTGTCAGATCTGCCCATTTCAGGTTTACCCGTTCCATGATTGCAAGTATCAGGTTTGCCCTTGTCAGGTTTGCATATGACATGTCTGCATCACTCAGGTCCGTACCTACCATAAGTGCATCTGTCAGGTTTGCCCTTGTCAGGATTGCTTCTGTCATATGCGTGTTTGTCAGATCAGCCTCTGTCAGATCAGCCTTTGTTAGATTTACTCCTTTCAGGTCTGCCTCTGTCAGATTTACTCCTTTCAGGTCTGCCTCTGTCAGATTTGCCCATCTCAGGTCTGTCTCTATCAGATCTACTCCTGCCAAATCCATTCCGGATAAATTGGCATATGCAAGACTTTTTCCATTCCTGACCGCATCCTCTACCAACTTTTTATCGGTTTTAAAATCACCTTCATGAATAATATTTCCATTATCCCAGCGTTTAATGCTTCTCATAATTACTTCCTCTTTATAGTGTTTATCATAGATCTATTCATGGCAGGACTGCGTCTGTCAGGTTTGCGTCTGTCAGGTTTGCCCGTCTCAGGTCTGCCCCTATCATACGTGCTTTTCTCATGGTTGTCCTTGTCAGGTTTGCTCTTATCAGGTTTGCACTTATTAGAATTGTATGTGTTAGATTTGCTCTTATCAGAATTGCCTCTGTCAGATTTGCCTCTGTCAGGTTTGCCCATCTCAGGTCTGCCTCTATTATACATGCTTTTCTCATGGTTGTCCTTGTCAGGTTTGCCCATCTCAGGTCCGCCCATTTCAAGTCTACCCCTGACAGATCTGCTCCTATCAAATCCATTCCAGATAAATCAGCATATGCAAGACTTTTTCCATTCCTGACCGCATCCTTGACTATCTCTTTATCGGTTTTGAAATTACCTTCATAGATAACATTTCCGTTATCCCAGCGTTTAATACTTCTCATAATTGCTCCCTTTTTATAATATTTATATCCATAGATCTATTCATGGCAGGACTGCATCTGTCAGATCTGCGTCTGCCAGGTGTGCCCATCTCAGGTCTGCCCCTATCATACGTACTTTTCTCATGGTTGCCCTTGTCAGGTTTGCTCTTATCAGATTTGTCCATCTCAGGTTTGCCTCTGTCAGGTTTGCCTCTGTCAAATCTGCCCATGCCAAGTGTGCCACTGTCAAATCTACCTCTGTCAGGTTTGCCCGTCTCAGGTTTGCTCCTATCATACATGCTTTTCTCATGATTGTCCTTGTCAAGTCTACATTTGACAGGTCTACATTTGACAGGTCTTTCCCTATAAGGAGCACACCTGTCAAATCCATATTAGATAAATCAGCATAAGTAAGACTTATGCCTTTTCTGACCGCATCTTCGACTAATTCTTTATCGGTTTTGAAATCACCCTCGTGAATAACACTTCCGGTATCCCATCTTCTTATCTGTCTTACTTGCATAGATCTACTCCTTGTTTAGGGTTGTAGTTTAGTTGTTATGCTCTATTCTTTTAATATCTTTTACCTCTGCGAAGCGGTTTGCAAAAGCAATTGGATTTTTAACAAATTCAACCAAAACGTCGTGATCCATGTTTATCATAGCATGGTATGCTAATTGTTCAGACTGATTATTGTCCATTGTAACGCCGATGGATCCACACCATAGAGGCCAACAGCTAAGATCAATATTTGCTCCTTTTAGGTTTGCATCTGTCAGGTTTGTCTGTCTCAGAGTTGCTCTTTTCAGGTTTGCATCTATCAGGTTTGCCCTTGTCAGGTTTGTCTCTGCCAGATTTGTCTCTGCCAGATTTGCTCCTTTCAGGTTTGCATCTATCAGGTTTGCATCTATCAGGTTTGCCCGTCTCAGATTTGCTCCTTTCAGATTTGCTCCTTTCAGGTCTGCCTCTGTCAGATTTGCCCATGTCAAGATTGTCTCTGTCAGGTTTGCCCATCTCAGGTTTACCTCTGACAGATCTACTCCTGCCAAATCCATTCCGGATAAATTGGCATAAGTAAGTTTAATACCTTTTCTAACCGCATCTTCGACTAATTCTTTATTGGTTTCGAAGATGCCTTCATGGATAACATTTCCGTTATCCCAACGTTTAATTTGTCTCATATAACCTCTAATTCTATATTTTTTTCACTCAATCCCTGAACCCCTATATGCATGAATTAAACCTGGACAGTCTCTCAAAGAGCTGTTTAACATACCCTGAACCCCTGCACGCATCATAAATTAAACATAAAAAATAAAACGAAATATTCCAATTATGAACCCCGAACCCCTGCACGCAAAGATTAAATACAAAATTGAAATATTATAGTGCAAAGGTGAACCCCGAACCCTTGCATACATAGACCCTACTTATTTTTTTGGAATAAGTCAAGTAAGGCTGACCCCAAACTCCCGCATGCATAGATTAAACTTTGAAAAGACCTGTTTATAAGTCACTGAGAATCCCAAACCCCCGCATGCATAAATTAGACAACAAGGTTAATCATGCCATTAGGCAGACGGCCCCCGAACCCCTGCATATATGAATTAAACTTTCTTACACCTTTAAATGGTTTGTCATCAGACCCCAAACCCCCGCATGCATGAGCAATTAACCAAGAAAGCGAACCCCAAACCCCCACATGCATGGATTATAATTTGTGCAGCCTCGACCCCCGAACCCCCGCATGCATGGATTAAACTTGAGAGCGAGATAACTGCAATGATGAGAAATCCCCGAACCCCCGCATGCATGGATTAAACACCAAAATACAGGGGTAGAGAGTGTTGTAATGCACAGTATAGCATACAGGAGCCGCCAAAACAGGCGGTCAGGTTAAATCGAGTTAACCCACGGGCATTCGGGATACCCTGGTTTTTATTACTGTGCATTAACAACAACACATCTTCCCCCTATTTCATTAATTTTATACTCTAAGAACACTTTGAATTGATACCATTTCCAATCCCTATCAAATAATTTGTCAGGGATTTTATTTATAGTTACGATTGCACAATTCCATAATATCGCACAATCCACAATTCTTCGTGTCCATAAATGATTGCGTGTTTGTATTCCATTTGCTCGGCGCGTACTGTTATTTGTAAGCCGCTTTTGCAAACCATTCCATTGTTTACGCGATCCCCATGGTCTACGCGGGTTTCCGCATGCCGCTTTCCTCTTTTCATACCGTTTGCGGATAGCGGATAGTTCATCCAGCCACCCGATGGCCTCTATTGCTGATATTGTTTTACTTGTATATTGTCCTGCCGGATCAGAAATTTTAATAAACTGTTCCTGATCATCAGTAAAATCTACATTTAATACTTTTGATTCGTCCAGTTCGACCTTTTTATCAGGTCGTGAATACGACAGTTGTATAAACAGTTTGCCGTTTCGTTCATTTAGGTAAAGCGTTCCAATTTTCCAACCGTCTATTTTATTGACGAGGTTTTTTAGAACATGGTATCGCATCGCGTCCAGTTTAGGGATTTTAAATTCTACCGCTCCAATTTCATAATCCCATTTTAGCAGTAGCTGATGATTTGCAACTTTTGGTTTTGCTGTCAAATAGGGACAACCTATTCCCACATGGTTAAACCTGGCTATATCACGAGTTCCATTGAGAGTTAGAAACCCGCGCTTTGCCTTTGGGTACTCGACATCTGGTGCATTCCATTTTGTTTGCACCTCCCGTCTGATTGAATCCCAAACAAAAGACAATCCTGTTGATAATAGATCATTTTTATTGATACTACGCTGTGGATTGCGTCCAAACGTAGCTGTCAACAACTCCTGCTCTGAGTTTTTTAGCGGTATAACCCTGATATTATCACCTTTAAACTCTACATTAGCAGATGCCATTTTCGCCATTGTGCAGGCAGAGTAAATTTGCCTACAGGCTATTCTGTAACATCTAATCGATGTTGTTATTTTTTGTCTCAATTCATCAGGTGCAATAATATCAATTTTTATAGATCTATTCATTTTTTATTACTCGATTCTCCAATAAAATCTGCAATCTTTTTTACTGCTCTACTCCCTTTGTTCTCATATTACTCTCCTTCTGTGTTTATTTTGCCTGCACTTTAATATAGCACAAAACACAACAAAAGGCAACAATTATTTTAAAATGGGATTAGTTACTATAAATCATTATTTTCCCCTCCATCTACACCTAGCCACTTCCCAGGTTGGAGAAAAAAATCGGTTTTTGATTTCTTTTTTTGTTATACCTACCATCATTGCTACATGTGGATAACCATGCCGTACTAAAACATAACAAGACTGTTTTACCGTTTGGTAAATCCGCAGTCTCAAAACTGTACGAAAATCATCCCCTTTATCTTTTTTAAAATTTGCTCTTCTGATGTAAAAAACCCCTTTTCTTTTTTTCATTTCTCCTCCAAAATTCATACATAGATCTATTCATGGCAGGACTGCATCTGTCAGGACTGTTCCTGTCAAAATTACCCCTGTCAGATCTGCCTTTATCAGGTCTGCTCCTGTCAGGTTTGCTCCTGTCAGGTTTGCTCCTGTCAGGTTTGCGTCTAGCAGATAAGCCCTTGTCAGGTCTGCCCTTGTCAGGTCTGCCCTTGTCAGGTCTTCTCCTACCAGAATTATCCCTGTCAAATCCATACCAGATAAATCA